CCCTGAAACAAGCCGTCCATTGGGTCCAGGCCAGCGGCTTTAAACTTTACGAAGGAGTCGGTCAGTGCGGCGATTTCAAACGGCGAGCGACGCGCCATGTTGAACAGGAAGTCCATGCTCTTGGTCGCGTCTTCTTGCGCTTCGGCAAAGCCACCGGTGACGGTGGACAGACCCACCATCAGTGTCTTCATCTTCTCAAGCTGGGCGTTCGATCTGATCACCGCCATGGGCATGGCGAACAGCAGTGCGTTGACGTTTTCTAAGGCGTGACGAGCAAGACCCAGCACAATAACGGTGTCGCGCAGAGAGCGACCCCACCGGCGGTGTGCGTCTGCGTGTCTATCCAGCGATTGATCGCCTTCTCTGAGTCTGCGGCCGAAGCGACGTAAGTCGCCCTCTGCACCAGAGATCGTGCCTCTGAAGTTTGCATCATCTAACTCAAGCCGTATTACGATCGCACTGGTGCTCACTTAACCTCCGGTCATCATCTTTGCAAATTTCATCTTGCGATCTTCATCGCCTTTGACGATTAACGAGCGCTTGATTTCGGCTGTGTCTCCCAACTCCAACACCAGAATGTTTGTGGTCTTTTCCAGTGCGTCTTGATTCGTGAGCGCTACGCCGACGTTGATGCCGCGTAAGTCAGACTCCGCACGTATGCGGGCAATCTGACGCTCCATGCTCCAAAAACGACGAGAGGGCATTCGTAAAATTTCCTCGTCGTTCATGCCGTAGAAGTGGGAAAACCGTGCAAAGATGAACGCGAAGTCCAGCCCTACGACTTTTTTTCAGGCTCGCCTTTGTCTGCGGCGTCTTTGGTCACGGTCAGCATGTCGGCCGCCGCGTCGTTCAGTTCCTTGTCATTCAGGAACTCAACAATTCGAATCATTTTTTCCAGGCTCAAACCGCCCACTACCTTCTTTGGCATGGAGGGTAAAATGTCCTGAACGGTCTGACGCATGTTGGCTAAAAACGCCAAGGGATCGTTTAAATCCTCGCCGCTGTTTTTAGTGGCCTGCATACGAGAGATCATCTGGTCAACGGTCTGTTCGGCAACTTTGTACTGTGCACCGCCGAACTGAACCACTCGCTCGATAATGGCAAGTTCATCCAGATTAAGTAGTTTCACGTCACTCATGGGTTTCTCCGATGGGATAATTGGCCCCCGAGGGGGCCGCGACTTACTAACAGATAAGTAAGTCTATTACGCCGTAGCGGTCTTGTCACCATAGGTGAACAGCAATCCGTCTTGTGTGCGGTCTGGGTAGCCCTTGAACGTGGTGTTGAATACTCGCTCTTCGTCGTACTTGTACGCGAAGTTCATGGCGCCGGCGGTTGCTGCCAACGGAATGATCAAGTCTTCTGACACGTCGGAGTCTGGCAGGTTGATCGGGTGCAGAATCAACTCTTTGGCGCGCGACAGCAAAGAGATGCCGGTGCCGGAAGTGATCTGTGCCTTCATCTTGGTCGGATCGGCGCTGTCCACGACCTTGGTTGTACCTGGCATCAACAGAATCATGTTGTCCAGAGTGGTTTCGGCCAAAGGCGCCGACACGGTGATGTTACGACCCATGATGGTTTCGTTGGCAACGGTGTCACCGAACTGATCCACTTTGGTTTCTTTGGTGGTGGTTTCGACAGTCACCTCGACGCCGCCCATGGTCAGACCGAGGTCTTGGCCATCGAACGTAATCTTGCAGGTGCCCATTTTGATGTTCTCAGCAGAACTGGCCATGTATTCGTCTCCTAAACGGGTTGGGTGAACGCAAACTCAAAATTAACGGACGCTTCCAGCAATCGACTTTCGGCGCGTGGGAAGACCAAAGGGTTGTTCATGGGTATGATGAACCGGAAGTTCATGTCGCCAATCGTTACCCCCTGGACAGTAAGCGCGTTGGACACGCTGTTCAGAGTATCAATCAGATCGGCGTGCAGTGATCCGCGGGCAATCACCTGGAACTCGCCACGACGCAACTGATTGACGTATTTGTTTCGGAGTATGGGCATCTGCGAGGTCACCAGCAGACCCCGGTTTACAGCTTCGGGCATCCCGTAAGCGAACAGGTCACGACCCGGGTTGCCGAGTCCTTTGCCTTGCATGTACTGAACGATGCTTTCCAGATTCATCAGCGTCTCACCTCGTCGGCAACAATGGCTTTCGCCTTGGCGGTAATCTGAGGCTCAAGCTCTTGCCAGGCCCGGCTCAGGTACTTTGCCCCGACCTTCTTGCCGTTGGAGTTGGCCTTGGCTTTGGACGCATCGCCGAGGTTGTAGACGCCTTCGTGCATCAGCACGTCGTAGCGTTCGCCGTACTTGGCGTAGCCTTCGCCCAGTTTGCTTGGGTCCACGCCGACGGTTTCAACGGCGCGAGCGCGGCCCATGAAGCCTTCTTTGCTTTCGGCCACCACGATCGCTTCTTCCAGATTGCCCTCGTCGACCGGGGCAAACTCGCGCGCCAGATCGCGAATCTTGATGGCTGAGTTACGCATGTGGCGCAGCAGTTTCTTGCTGGTGCGCTGCTCTGTGCGTCGCAACTTGACCACCGTCTCGCTCAAACCAACCACTTTTAGTCCCATCGGCCTATGTCCACTTGATAGTGATTCACCAGCCCGTCCATGTCGTAGCGCGGGTACACGTCCAGAATTTCATAGGCGGTTCCGCGCACGGTGATCAGATCGCCGTTGAGCGGGGCGATGCGATTCTCAATCAACAGCCGACCCTTAACCACGCTTTCATCAGCTCTGCCCTGAGAGCCGGACTTATCGGTACGAATGGAGGTGGGTTGCGTCGCTTTCTCAATGCGCGCCACCGACAGCCCGACCGATCGAGAGCGACCGTAAGTGGCCTCCCCTGTTACGGAGAAGCCAGTGGGGCTTTTAATCTGCCCGCGCATTTGCGGCATAAACGTACTGGATGGAAACATAGCGCCATTTTACCAAATCTTGACCACAAAACATACTAACGATCAAGTATGCCGTGGATGAGCAGAGTTGAGCGCGGGTGCATCTTGTCGCGCTGCACGGTTTCAAAATCACCAAGGTTCATCATGCGTGTTGCCTCTAACGCATTAGATAAGGCGCAGACCAGATCGCCCCGGGCCAGCAAGAGTGCATACACCAGAGCATTGGTCAGTGAGAAAAGATTCTGTTGCGTCTCAATCTGAACATACGCGATCGACTTGGTTCTGCGACCCAGGCTGTCCGGCCGGTACATCAGTTCGATGATGTCGGTGGGTAGTGGATTTATATCGCCGGGTGCCGTCAACTGCCGCAGTCGTTCGCGGCGACGCAAGATCACTAGAAATGCCTGGTCCCGCTGCATCTGCGCCATAAAGCAGCGCTCTATCTCTTGCGCTGTAAGCGACTCCAGATCACGACTAGCACTCTGGGTAGCATTGCTGCGAAACACGTCACCAGCGAGCTTGTACGAGCTTGCAGCGGCAACCTGAGCAGCTGACACCGCTAACGTGCGAACGGTGGTGCGCTTTAACTCCAGATGCGCTGCCATGCGTCGCTCGAACAAGCCGATCTCACTGGCTTGAGCGCCGGAAAGCACTGAGTCGCCGTACCAACCGCGGTACAACCCCGACAGCTCTTCGTACAGAGCGGCCAGGCGACTTGCCGCGATCATCAAGTCAGAGCGAAACTTAGCCGCGTCCAATGCGCGCACCCCAGTTGACAATGCCACGCAGCTCATCAATGGCCGCACGACAGCAAGGCAGGCTCAACGGCTTTGAGCTGCGAAAGAAGTGGGCGCTCTCACCGGCCGAGTCGGAGATCAAGCCAGCGCGACGCCGGGCCTCAATCGGGTTACCACCCAGAACGTCGTCAGCCTCGATGACCTGGGCGCGCAGCAGGCGCTGGTAGGTTTTTGGCGCCAGATTCAGGATGTCCACATCGATCAGCTCACGCGTGGAGCCCTTGTCAAAGCTGTCAGTGCCGCGCAAGTCTTCAAACCGCACCGGCAGCTGGCCCAGGTTGTTCCAGGCTTGCGTCAGTGCGGAAATCTGATCGTCCTTGGTGGCGTAATGAAACGTCTTGAGGTGAATCATTTCAGACGCGATAACCAGCATCTCGGGCAGCGTTGAAAAGGAGTTACTACCCACCACCAAAGCTTCGCCGCTTCGGATAAAATAGACGATCTCAAAAATCTGAGAAAGGCCGTTTTCATCGGTGGCGTCAATTTCAACTCGACGGTAATTCTTGGCTTCGCCTGGCTCCAAATCATTGAGCGTGGAGCTTACAATCAGTTG